GCAATTCCACGTTAAAATTGACGGATTCAGAAGAAGGCCTGGATACAGAAATATACCCTCCCGATGCACAATGGGCCCGCGACCTGGTAGAATCAGTCAACCGTGGTGATATCACAGGTATGTCGTTCGGATTTCGCACTAAAGAGGGCGGTGATCAATGGACCACCGACAGCGATGGCAATGTAAAAAGGGTTATAACTGCCGCCGAACTGCGCGACGTATCAGTGGTAACGTATCCCTGGTACCCACAAACGGAGGTAGATGTTAAGAAACGATACGAAAAACGTATGCAGCAAGCCGGAATAAAGTCAGGGGACGAAGCCGGCGACGGAGCAGAGGAACAGGAATGGCAGGCGTCAACCTGGCATCTGCGTGAAAAATTACGGTTTAAGGAGGAAGAATGATGAACGTACTAGAAATGAAAGAAAAACGGGCAACGCTGATCAACAACGCCCGTGATCTGCTCGACCGCGAAGAAAACGAAAAACGTGATCTGTCGCAGGAAGAGTTCAACCAGTATAATCTGATGTGGGAAGACATCGAAAAACTGGCCAAAAAGATCAAGACGCACGAACGCCAGGAATCAGCCGAAACTGAGCTGCGTTCCCCGGTAACGCCCGGCACCCGGCCGCCTGTAGGTGGTCCCCCGGGAGTCACCGACGAAAACAGGGCAGAGGTGCAGATGCAGGAATACCGCAACTATTGCCTGGGCCGCGGGATCGGTCCGGAGCTTCGCGCCCTGCAGGTCGACAAGGATATCCAGGCCGGATACCTGGTCCCGCCCATCGAGTGGATCGACAAACTGATCAAAGAGATGGACGACGAGGTATTTATCAGGCAGTTTGCCGACGTCTACCAGGTAACGAGTTCCGACAGCCTGGGCTGTCCGGCGCTTGACAACGACCCGGCGGACGCCACCTGGACCAGCGAGATCGGGACCGTGACCGAAGATAGCACGATGAGCGTGGGCAAACGGGAACTGAAACCGCAGCCTTGCCGGAAACTACTCAAGGTTTCCAAGACGCTGCTGCGCAAGGTTCCCAGCGCCGAAGAACTGGTAAGGTCGCGTCTGCGTTACAAGTTCGCGATCACTCAGGAGAAGGGGTTCCTCACCGGTACCGGCGCCAACGAACCGTTGGGCGTGTTCACTGCGTCTGCTAACGGGATCAGTACTGGCCGGGACGTATCCACCGGTAACAGCGCTACTGAAATCGGTGCCGATAACCTGTTCGAACAGAAATACAACATCAAGGCCAGTTATCGGCCGCGTCTGCGCTGGGTGTTCCATCGCGATGCAGTCAAACAGATCGCCAAGCTCAAAGACGGCGAAAGCCGTTTCCTGCTGCGGCCAGATCTGCGGGTTGGCCAGGATCTGGACACCCTGCTCGGCTATCCGGTGCATGAATCGGAATACGCACCGAACACGTTTACCACCGGCTTGTATGTCGGTATCCTCGGCGATTTCAGTTTCTACATGATCGCGGAATCGTTGCAGTTTGAAATCCAGCGCCTGGTCGAGCTCTACGCAGCCACCAATCAGGACGGATTCATCGGCAACCTGGAGTGCGACGGGCTGCCTACTTTGGAGAGCGCATTCTCCAGGGTGAAATTGGGTTAGGGACGGAGGCGAAATAATATGAACATGCATCCTAACACGAAAGTTACCAAAGTTCTCGATTATGCCGCCGCCGGGACCGGGACCACCAACGGCACCGAAATAGATATGCAGGGTTTCACCGGTGTCGTGTTTGTGGGCGCAGCTGTTGGAACGGCTGATTCCGGGAACTATGTCAAGGCGCAGCAGGATACCGCGACCGGTATGGCCAGCGCTGCCGATCTCGAGGGTACGAAAATTACTCCCGGGGACGATGGCGACGCGATCAAGATGGACATCTACAAACCGCTCGAGCGTTATGTGCGGATCGTGGCTGTCCTGGGCGCGAGCTCTACCCTGGGCGATTGCTATGCGATTCAGTATGGTCCGGTCAAGGCACCGACCAGCGACGCATCGACCATTGATGCTGAACTGAACGTATCCCCGGCCGAAGGCACGGCGTAAACAAGGTATGCGGCACCCGGGCGGGTAGTTTCCAGACCTGGAGGTTATCCGCCTGGAACCGCAACGAAAGGAAAAAACTATGCGAAAAATAGCATACGCTGTCCTGGCGGTGTTCCTTGTTTGCGGTATCGCATACGCGGCAGGGTACCGGCCTGGGACAAACTACAACGAACCGGGCGGCGAACGAACCGTGATACAGGGTTCGCTTGACGTTGTTTCCGGTGGCGATATGGACATCGAATCGGGTGCCACGCTGGTTGTAAATGGTACTCAAACGTTTGGCTCGGCGCCTGTTCCTGCAACGGCCGACGGTGCTGCTGTTGGGTCCGCCACGTTGGAATGGTCAGGTTTCTATCTGGCCGACGGCGGGATCATTTATTTCGGCGACGACCAGGACGTGACAGTGACCCATGTAGCTGATACTGGAATACAGATCAATGCGGCCATGAAATACGGTATACGCGATTCTGCAATCTACATCAATTCCAGTACAGACGGGCAAATGGACATCGATGCGGATACCGAAGTGGAGATCGCAACAACTACGCTCGATGTCAATGCGAATGCCGACGTATCGGGGACTATGGCCATCGGAGGTATTACCACTGTCGGAGCTGCTATCATATCGGATACCACCAATACCGACGCGCTGGGATCTGCAGAGGTAACATTTGCTGATGCGTTCCTGGGCGACGGCGGGGTATTGAACTTCGGCGAAGATCAGGACGTCACGCTGACCCATGTCGCTGATGTCGGTCTGGACCTGGTGGGCGAATTAGACGTTTCCACTAATGTATATATGGGGACGAACAGTTATGGTGCAGCACATGGTGTCTCAACTACTGCACTACTTCAAATCCAGCATGGTACAGCAGCATTGTCCGGAACGACTGTCGAAGTCGATATCCCGATTGATTACTCAGCGGCGCCGACCATCGTTCTGACGAACAAAGATGGAACCGGAGGCGTTCAGGTATCAGCAAACGCAACCGGGGCAACCTTCGAGGTCACTGTCGAAAACAGCGGCAACGATGTATACTGGGTTGCTGTTGGCGCACCTTAACCAATCAACCCGGCCAGGCGGGGGACCAGGCCGCGTACCTGGCAAAATCGCGGTCATGGCCAATAATTGGAGGTCATGAAAATGAAGTATAACAAGATACTCCTGGCGGCGGTACTGTTGGCCGTATGTATTATACCCGCCGTCAAAGCTGACACAATCGTTCCCCTGGTAGAAAAAAATCAGGGCATGATAATGATTACGTTTGATTGGACCAGCGACGCCAGCGGGGACGCAACCGGCACAACTACGCTCGCATTCACCGGTTGTATCCAGGAAATCGATTTTATCCCGGACAGCGGCGGTACGCAGCCGACATCGTTATATGATGTCGTGGTCGAAGACGAAGACGGAGTTGATAAGGCTCTCAGCCAGGGCGCGAACCTGAGTAACACAGTAGCAACGCAGCCGGGCGGCCTGGGCGGGTTGATAATGATAGGATACTCGCAGATCACTGTAACAGTTTCAAACGCCGGAAACGCCAAAGGCGGCAAAGTAAAAGTTTACATCGATGGTACCGCGCACGGGGACCAGTAAACAATAAACGGAAAGAGGACATAAAAATGCGACGGTTTAATGCTCTGATAATCGGAGTCATACTATTAATGGCGTCCGCTTCGAGTGTCGGGGCGGAACCGCGTCTGATGGGGCCGGGCGACAAGTTCGTGGACGGCGCAGACACTATCCTGGACTGTGACAGCGACAAAGTATTATTCGGCGTTACAATAGAGATCGAAGCCGGCGGGATCAAGTTTGCCGATGATACAGAGATGACAACGGCAGCTACCGGGACAATTGGCGGATCCACCGGGGCAACCGATAACGCAGTGCTCCGGGCCAACGGTGTCGGTGGTTCAACGTTACAAAGCAGTGGGCTGATAGTAGACGACAACGCTGATGCTACCGGCCTGCGGGATCTGACAATTACCGGCAACCTGACTACCGAAAGCGTATACACGGGCGATATTGCCCTGGGCGCTACGATCGAACATACCATGTCGACAGCAGGGACCGGCAATTATCCAATGGCGGCGTATCGTATGGGATCTGTCACGCATGGAATAACGTCAAACGATATCACCACAAACGATTTTATCAATATACAGCCATATGATCGCACCGATGGCGGCGTCCAAATCAGCGGTTTAAGTAGCACGGCATTAATTACCGGCCTGGGCTTAACTGGTGTAATAGGCAGCGACAACCCGCAGGATTCCATACCAGCTATCCTGATGAAAGCGGCGAAAAAGAATGGCGCATCAGTACAAAACCTGGGGGCAGCCGAAACCGTTTTTAAACTAAAAAACAATTCCGTAGATATGCTCACGTTTATCGGTGATGGAACGGCGACGTTCACCTGGAACGCTATTATTCAGGGAGCAAGTTTAGAAGTAGGCACGACAACACAGGCCGGGGCTATTGAAATCTATGACGGGTCGAACCATACCACGCAGATTAAAACGCAGGGGCAGGCGGCCGATGTCGTTTATACGCTCCCTGCCAACGACGGTGATGCAAGTCAATTCTTACAAACGGACGGTTCCGGGACACTCACCTGGGCGGCGGCTAGTGCTTCGTTAAAACTGAACGAGATAGATAATCCTGATGGCAGTAAAACGTTTGATTTAGATGGACAATACGAAATCGGGTTCACATCAAACGAGGATACTAATGCAACCAACATAGTTTCAATTGCAAATACCACGGCGAACCAGACAGGCAACGTGAATTACTTGTATATATCATCGGCTGATAACAGAGATGCCAATTGCCATTTTATCAATATTGAAGATGGTGGCGGGGGGTTATTTCATGTTGACGGTATCGAGGTCGTAGTCAATGAAGGTAGCCAAAATTGGCCTGATTTTCGTTGTGAAGGCGCAACAGATAGCAGTTTACTTGTGACTGATGCTAATGCAGATAAAGTCGGCATAGGTGTCGGTATCCCAGGCGCAAAACTAGAAGTAGAAAGTTCTGATGCTTTAAATACTATAACTTTATTGTTAGATCAAAATGATACAGGAACATCAGCTTTATTAGTTGGTCAAAATTCTGGGACGGGCGATCATATGCAATTTGATACTAATGAATTTGTGGTATCAAGTACTGGTGCTGTTAGTGGTACCGGTTTGGCGTTTACTCGGGCATCAGGAGATATGGATTTCACTGCATCAGCAGACGGATTCAACTTCACTCTCGGTGGTGCTGCTGGTGATGACTTTATAGTAGACACATCTACTCTTGTGGTGGAGAGTGATAATGATAGGGTTGGTATCGGCACTACTGCACCAGCATGGAACTTCCAAGTAGAAGAAAGTCAGAACGCCGGAACAACCGGCCAGGTAAGGAACCCCAACGGCGGGACAGCGGCGTATGCTCAACAGATAGTGTCTAATTCCACAAATGAAGCCGATAGCATTAAGCTTATGTGTATGGGTACAGCCTACACTACAAACGGAGCGTTTGAACAAGACGCTGGACTGTTATTAGCCGATGCTAATCTTTCTGGTGGATTGAACATCGTGACCCGCGCCGCTTCTGATATTGGTTTTTATACTGGCGGCTACGCCGCTGGTAATCTTGAAATGACAATAACATCTGATGGTAAGGTCGGCATCAATGACACAACTCCAGCACAAGTTTTATCAGTAAATGGCAGAATTGAAATGGCGACCTGGACAGCAGACGGTGACAATGCCGCGTATCAGGATACTGCCACAAACTGTATCGCCCTGGTAACATCAGATCGACGTAGGAAAAAGGACATAGAACCGATTATATCTGTGCTTGACAGGATCATCGAAGTTCCAGCCGTAAAATATAAAGATATCGACGGTAAAAACGATAAAGTCAAGTTCGGTCTGATAGCGCAAGATATCATGCCTTATTTCCCGGAGGCTGTTTTTACCTGGTCGAAACCTGCTGTCATGGCAGAGGACGAAAACGGTGACATGATAGAGATAGCGCCCGCAGAAGAGGTATACGGTATCCATTATGACAAACTGCCCGTTATCCTGTGGAAGGGGATACAGGAACAGCAGGCAATGATTATGCAGCAGGCCAGGGCGATCACTGCCCTGGAACGCAGGCTATCAGCATTGGAGGAATAATAACAATGAAAAAGATCAAGTTATTGAGTCAATACTGCGGGCCGAAGGGCAGCTACAAGGCCGACACAGAAATCGATATAGCCGTGTTCGGGAAAGCCGAAGCAGAAATGCTTGTCAAAGGCCGGTACGCGGAATACGTCTGGCAGCCGGTGTTGTCAAAAATGAAAGAAGTCGCATTGGCGCCTGATGATGTCGAGGTAGCCGCAGTAGTCAAACGACCGAAACGCAGGAAGAAATCCAAACCAAAGAAGGATTAATACTATGTCTGTATTGAACCTGGCAACAGCTCCGGCAGAGGAACCGATAACGACGGCCGAAGCAAAAGCGCATTTGCGTATTACGCATAGTGACGATGATACCTACGTCGCTACACTGATCAAGGTTGCGCGTTACGTGGCGGAAACCATCACCAATCGAGCGATAATAACGCAGACCTGGGATTGGTACCTTGACGGGTTCCCGGGTGTCGATACGATCCAGGTGCCGAAACCGGCGCTGCAATCCGTAACATATATCAAGTACACGGACGAAGACGACACGGTGAACACGTTATCGAGTGACGATTATGTTGTTGACATCTATTCGACATACGGGCGCATCAAACTGTCAGATACAGCAACCTGGCCGTCGGATACCTTGACAGAGCTCAACGGGGTCAATATAAGGTTTGTTGCCGGGTACGGGCTGGCAGCGGACGTTCCTGAACCGATCAAACAGGCCGTGCTGCTACTGATAGCGAACTGGTACGAAAACAGGGAACCGGTCACGTTTGGTAAGGGGATCCCGAAAAACGTCCCGATGTCTGCGAAGTACCTGTTGTATCCGTACCGTGTCTGGGGGTTGACGCTGCGATGAGATCAGGCCTGTTGCGGCACAAAATCATCATCGAAGAGAGCACCCTGGCGGCCGATTCGTTTGGTGAAATGATCGAAACCTGGTCAACGTATGAAACGACATGGGCGTTTGTTGAACCGTTACAGCAGGGCGATAAGTTTTTTAGCGGGGATCGAGAAATAGCTGACCTGACACACAAGATTAGTACCAGGTATCAGAGCGGATGGGTGCCGAACACGTTGACACAGATGCGGGTCAATTATAACGGCAGATATTTCGATATACAACGTATGGTCAACGTAGACGAACGAAACAACGAGGTAATCTTTTTATGTATTGAACGGGTGACGGCCTAAATGGCCAGGCGTTACAACAGCAGCCGCCGACGTCGATATAGGAGAAAGCGCAAAGGTGTGTTCCGGACCGGTAAACATGGGTTTGTGTACTCGATCAAGAAAGGCAAACCGAACATCGCCGTATCGGTCGAAGTGATAAACGATTTACAACAGGCTGCGCTGGCGGCGAAAAAGTCTGTTGTTGCCACGCTGGACGCGTTCAAGGAAATCGAGAAAGAGCTCGGGTATATTCAGGTAACTGGCAAACGATTATTGTTAAAAAGATTAGACGATATGCATCGTAAAGAGGCCAGGCGTTCACTAGCAAAAGCAGCAAAAGAAGCAGCATTGATAGTACAGAAAAGCATGAGAGAAAAGGTACCGGTCAGAAAAGGCCGATTGAAACGCGGAATCATGGTCAGGGTATCGAGATCAAAACATCGCAAGGCAAAACAGTATTTGATCGGGCCCGGGCAGAACGTATTTTATGGCAGGTTTCAGGAACTGGGGACGATTAATCAGCCGGCGCAACCGTTCATCAGGCCGGCGTTTGAAGAAACGATCAAACCGATGAAACAAAAAGCAGGTATGATATTTTTTAGCGAGTTCAAAAAGGAAATACTGAAATGAGTATAATAGAGGAAGCATTGGTTGCAAAGTTGAAAGCAACGACAGCGGTGACGGACCTGGTGGCAGCCAGGATATTTCCGGTAATCATGCCGCTTGATCCGACGTTTCCCGGGATGACGTATGCAAAGGTATTCCCCGGCCGGCAGTATTCACAGAGCGGGCCGTCAGGGTTGGCGCGCGGCCGGTTTCAGTTTACCTGCTGGGGCGCAACATACGCCAGCGCGAAGAACGTGGCAAACGCTGTCATCAGCACCCTGGACGGTTTAAGCGACACATTATCCGGGGTCAGGGTAGATAGCATAACGAACGCATCAGAGATCGACGGATACGATAGAGAAGCAAAATCGTATTATGTAGCAGTCGATTTTTACGTATGGCACAATGAGTAGGGAGGGGGTGCAGGCATGGCGAAAAAGCGGGCCGCCAGGAAGAAAGCGGCGGTAGTAGCAAAAGCGATGATCGAGCCAATTCCCGAAATCGAACATAAATACACTGTCGGCAAATGGTGCGGGCTGCCAAACTACGAATGCAAATTTTGTGCATACGCGACATTGGACAAAAAGCGGATGATCAATCATGTGGTAAAAAATAAATGCCGAAACGAAGGGACGGTGATTTAACATGCCTAGAACAGCATTGACGAAATCAACAGCGACCGGATCGTATGCCAGCGCCTGCGTGACGCTCACCAGGACCGCGGCTGATACCTCGAACCAGAACAAGTTTACCGCGACCGGTAACGATCTGCTTATATTCGAGAATACCAGTGCAGATACAGCATACACGGTGACGATCACCAGCGAGAATGATAAGTACGGCCGCAGCGGTGATATCACTACTGAAGCAATCGGGTCCGGGGTTATCAAGTTCTACGGGCCTATGAAAGTACACGGGTGGCGCGATTCCGCGGGTGTTATCAATTGTGAAGCAAGCAACGCAAATGTCAAAATCGCAGTGATAGCGTTGCCTTAGTTGGGGGGAGGTAAACAACAATGACAGACGCAATTTCATCATTCGGAACATTTATCAAGATGGGCGACGGCGGGGCGCCTGAGTCGTTCACTACTGTTGCCGAAGTGCTGGACATCAACGGGCCGAATCTTAGCTGGTCCACGCACAACGCGACCACACACGATTCCAGTGACACTTACAGCGAAATACTTGTCGGTATAAAGAGTGGCGGCGAGGTCACGTTTACCGTGCACCTGGTCCCGGCTAACGCAACGCACGACGAAAATACCGGGCTGATCTACGAGTTCGAGGAAGGCAACCTGAAAAATTGGGAATTGGTGTTCCCGGACGCCGGATCGCATCAGGACGCGTTTGCAGCTTATGTCACCGGGTTATCGAAAGCGGCGCCGGTTGACGGCAAGCTCACGATGGACGTCACGCTTGGATTAAGCGGTAAATCAACCTTCTCTGCGTAGCAGCGAGGTATCCTTTAAAGGGGCGATAGAGGATGAAAAGTGCAGTAAAAAATATAGATGTCAACCTGAACGGTGAACCGCGGCAATTGCGATTCAACCTGTGGGCGTTGTTCCAGGCAGAAAAAGAAATCGGCCGGGCATCTGTGATGGAAATATTGCAGATGGAAAACGTCTTTATAGGTGATATGCTCGCGCTGCTCTGGGCTGGGCTCATCCACGAAGGCAAGAACGAAACCATCGAGGAATTGGGCTGCAGCCTGGATTTGTCCGATGTACCGGCAATATACGGAGCGATCAAAGATGCATTAATCGAGCAATTCGTATCAGGGGACCCGGGAAAAAACGCAGCGGGCCAGGAGGCGGAACAGGAGTAATAAACTGGATCCGTCTCCTGGCCGTTTTGCGCATTGACCTGGGGTTGACAGAATCGGAAGCCTGGGCGCTGGTACCGTATGAAATGGCATCGTTGTTGGAACGATACGATGCTATGGAGAAACGAGCTGACCTGCGTACTGGTATCCTGGCGTCTTTACTGTGTAATATGTTCAAACAACGCGGGGCGCGATCAGTCAAACCGCAGGAATTCATACTTGTGAAACAACCGCCGGAAACGCCGCAGGCCAGGGCAAAACGTCTGCGCGATAAATGGCTGGGGATTAAACAAACGCTGGGGATGAAATAATGGCATTCGGAAACCAGGTAGGCGAATTAGTTATACGCCTGTCAGGTAAAACTGATCAGATGGCCCGCAGCATGAAACGTCTGGACCGATCTCTGACCGGTGTACGCGGTACACTGAAAAACCTTGTTACCACTACAATAGGTTTCGGTGCCGCTATGTTGGGGATCAGGGGTGCATCGCAAGTATTCCGATCACTGACAGCCGGTATATTCGGTACGAATGCGGCGCTGGAAAAAGCAAACATACAATTCGAGGTATTGACCGGCAGCGTCGATATCGCAGAAAAACACGTCAAATCATTATTCGAGTTCGCCGCCAGGACGCCGTTTGAAGTAAGGCCGATCATAGACGCATCGAAGTTCCTGACAAATTTCATGGGTGTGCTTGGCCGATCAGAAGACACGCTGCGCCTGGTAGGAGATGCAGCCGGCGCTATGAACCAGCAAATATCCGAAGTCGCTATGTGGTATGGGCGGGCCTATGCAGCTATTCAGTCTGGTGAACCGTTCGGGAGGGCAACCCGGCGGCTTATGCAGATGGGTATATTAACAGGTAAAGCCCGCGTTGAAATGAAAAAATTATTTGACGCGAAAGCCGATGGGAGTAAGATACTCGACGTACTAAATAACGATTTCCTGCGCCTGTCCGGATCAATGATCAAACTTGCCGGCACCTGGGAAGGTCTGACAACAACCTTAAAAGATAACATCAACCTGACGTTATCGCAGGGGTTCAAACCGTTATTTGAAACAACGAAAATAGGGTTTGAAGTAATGATCAAAATGGTCAGGGAAAACAAATCAGAAATCACTGCCTGGGCGACGGAACTGTCATCTAGTATGATCGGCACGTTAAAAGACGTCACGCTTGGCACGGCAGGGATACTGGATACGATCATGCCTATATTGGACGATGTAAGTTCAGTAGTAAAAGAGCTCTGGTCAGGGTACCAATTACTGCCGACCTGGGTGCAGGAAGTAGGTATACTCGGGGCGTTGATGGGCGGCAAACTAGGGTTAGCAGCGATTACGGCAGCAGCAGCAGCGGCCAAAGGCGCGGCGGTATTCGGATCCACCAGTGAACAGGCTGACATCGACCGGGAATATTATGGCATGTTTGGTCCCGGGCAGGCACCTGGTCCGTTGTTACGCGCCAGGGACGCGGCCAGGAAGAAACGAACGGAGCAGGGCCGGTATGGATTAGGACCGGAATTTGACGCAGATATGGGCGCATTGGAAGCTGCGTTGTTCCCCGGGCAGGTCCAGGTCCCGGCGCCGGCCAAAAAGGAACGGGTATCGTTAAAAGATCGATTAAATAAGTTCTGGGACGCGTTCGATCAGAGGATGGAAAAAGGGCCCGGACTTGTCACCACGTTACCGAAACCGAAAGCGCCAGGATTTGAAGAGGAAGCAATTGTTGGGCCGATGATAGATCCGGAACTGCTCGAGGCCAGGACAAAGGCAGCCGAAAGCGCAGCGAAAGACGCCGCCAGAATCTGGAAACAGACCCGGACACCGATAGAAAACTATTACCAGACTGTCGCCAGGCTTAACGAACTGCTCGAGGAAGGTTTCATAAACCAGGATACACACTTACGAGCTGTCGATGCCGCTTGGGAAACACTATCAGAGAAAAGCGAGAAAACCACCGACGATATGAAAAACGGGTTCACTGATCTGCTGAAAGCAATCGAAGGCTGGGGCCGTGAAGTCGAAGACGTGTTTGTGCGGGCGGCGGAAACTGGCAAGTTCTCATTCTCATCGTTATGGAAATCGATTCAGGCCGGGCTGATCCGTGCCGGGGTACAAAAACTGATCACCGGGCCCGGGGGATTACTCGGGGGTTTGTTCAGCGCCAAAGGTAACGTATTCAGTGGCGGCCGTGCGCTCGCATTCGCCAGTGGAGGTATCATAGACAGCCTGACAGCGTTTCCTATGGCTAACGGCGGTGTAGGGATCGCCGGAGAGGCCGGTCCGGAGGCGATAATGCCGCTACGAAGGGGTAAGGACGGCAGGCTCGGCGTTGACGCGACAGCGGGTGGCGGGACCGGAGCAAACAATTATTATATCACTGCAATCGACGCGGCATCGTTTGTTGAGTTCCTTAACAGGCCGCAGAACGCCCGGGCGGTCCAGGGCGTAATATCGACCGGGATATCCGGGAACGCACCGATCCGGCGCAGCGTAATGACAGGAAGGTAGACGATGGCAACCTGGCCGACAGCATTATCACCGTTGTATGAGCGGCCGTATGTGTTCAGCGCCGATGATAATACAGTTATCGAGGATTACGGGGGCCCGGAACAACGGTATTACAAAAGCATTTTTATCGAAGGTACGGCCGAAAACGGGACCAGCGACAGCGCCCTGGTCGATACTGACGCGTTTGACGGGTACACGACAGCCGGCCTGCAAATGGCGAAGGTAGCAGTCATCGATAACGACCGCGACGCATACTATTCCGTTACTACCAGGACAGACGCCAGCAACCTGGTAATAGCCAAAATCTACGGGACCGGCGGGTTTACTCTCAACGATACCTATACTATCTCTGTTGGAAAGATGGCGTTTGAGCTCACGTTGCGGGTAAACAACGCCAACAGGCAAAAGCTCTGGACCTGGTGGCTATACCATAAACGATACAAAACGCTCACCTGGATCGACAGGTATGAGTCATCGACCTGGACAGTACGGTTTATGGAGAAACCGCAGATCATACGCGCAGCGCCGGCCGTCTGGGAAGCAACGGTCAATTTTATCGAGGTGATCTGATGACTAAATCACTTGACGCCGCGGTGGTCACAGAGGTCGCAAAAGACGCACTCAACCCGATTATCCTGCTTGATATCCAAACGTCAACGGCCGTTTATTACGCATTGCATCCTGTCGATATCGTGTTCGACAGTCAAACGTATATCGGCATCGGTGGCAAGCTCGGAGAAATCACAGAATCGTCCAGTATGCAGATCGGATCACTCACCATAGAGATCAACAACGTCAACCGCACGTTTTCCGCGTTCGTCTGTTCCGACGCTATGACAGAGTTCAGGGGCAAAGATATCACTGTCAAACGTGTATTCGGCGGGCTGCTGGGCAACGCTGCGGCGTTCGAGTATATATGGAAAGGCACGATTGATACCTGGGATCTGACCGGGCGAAAGTTTACGATGACTGTCAAGGATTGGATCGCCAGCTTGTGGAAAGAATCGCCGCGTCGTACCTGCCATCGTAATTGTCCCTGGAGGTTTGGCGGTTCCTATTGTGGTTTGACGGATTCGGCTGCACCTGGCGCCGGCGAGTATAAAAAACTAACGGGCCAGGTAGCTGACGCCGGTTCGACAGATTCGCGCCTGGTGGATTCAGTATTGACAGAAGCCGATGATTTCTGGCAGCACGGGTTTGTTGAATTTACGTCCGGTGATAATTCCGGACTGCCGGCGCGTAAAATTTCTACCAGCAACCAGGCCGGTACATACGTTGACTTAGAAATACCCTGGCCGAACACGATCAGCGCCGGGGATCAGTACACGATCTGGCAGGCCTGCGATCATTCCCCGGGGACGTGCAAAACAGTATTCGATAACATGGTGAACTATGGGGGCAACCTGAGTGTACCACGCAAGCCGTACCGATGATATAATCGGGAAACCTTTTAAAGCACGCGGACGGGGGCCGGACGCATTCGGGTGCGAAGGTCTGGTATATTATTTTTACGATGAAATACTCGAGCGGGTGCTGCCGGCGTTTGATTACGAAACAATGGCCGGATACTGGCAGCAAAGCCGGTATAAGTTCTGGCGGGAATTGCAGCGACGGTTCCAGGTACTGAAAGAGGACGGGCGTTTGATCCGGGGCGATATCCTGGTATTTGATTGTCCGGACGCAAACAAACCGCATTTCGGGATCTGGTTAAATGACGGCAACCTGTTTTTGCATGTGTTAGAAGGGCAGACGGTACAGAAGACGCATTTCGTCCATCCCTGGCGATCATGGTGCGTGATAGTGTTGAGGTTAAACGATGGGTGAAGACCTAAAAAAAGCGGTCAAATATATCGCGGTAGGTGCTCTGGCGTTCTACGGGGCCGGCGGTGCAGCTGCGGGGGCGAAAGCCTGGCTGCTGGGCGGCGCTACTGCTTACGGTGCATACGCGGCAGAGAAAAAACTAGAAGGTATGATGGAGGGCGCCGGGGGATCGCCGCAGCGCCGGTTCGGGCAACGGTATAACGAATCACGCGAAGATGTAACGAAACCGCTCATTTTCGGTAAGTGTAAGATATGGCCGAACCGCGTATGGGAACACGTCACGGCCGACGGGCAAACGCTCTATGGTCTATACGAGATAGGCGAAGGCGAAATACACTCTGTTTCCGACGTCCAGGTGGACGGTAAAGATATCACCGGGCTCACCGGCTGCAGTTATACCGCGTATATGGGGACCGGTGCTCAAACGCTAGATTCCAGGGTATTCGCTGAAACTACCATCAACGCCTGCGAAGCGACGACGAACTGGAACGGGACGTCATTGACTGTATCGAACCTGTGTAAACAGGGCAGCCATTCGTTAAAAGACAGCATCGCATCACCGGTGGCAACAACGGAATATTTCTTTTATTACGATTCGCCGCCGGACCTGTCCGCAAAAGATACCTGGAACTTTTGGTATCGTAACGGCCGCGATGATACTGCGTTCACTACTCCCCGGGCGTATGCCGAAGATAGCGGCGGTAACATATCATATTGGGATCTGGTCTGGACAGCCGATACCTGGACGAAGTTCGAGCACGACCTGACGTCGCCGGACAGCAACAACGGGACAGACGCCGATCTGTCCGACCTGGTGGCAATAGGGATATCATTAACAGCGGCAGATACAACAGCGTGGAATCATTATTTAGATTATCTGACCAGTAGCGGCGATCCGGAATCCGTTACCGGCAGTATGAGATACACGGCGTACCTGGCCGTTACCCTGGAGATGTCCGACCAGGTTTCCGGGGATCCGACCATTACCTGTATTGTCGAAGGTATCGAATGCAAATACTGGAACGGGGCCGCGTTCGTTGTTGATACGGGGTGGACGCATTCGCAGAACATCTGGAACCAGGCAACAGAGCTCGCGCTGCGTGACGAAGAGATCGGCGGCCTGGGCCTGGCCGAAGCACAGATAGACGGAACAACGTTCAAAGCCGAAGCCGATCATTGTGATGTATCGGTAAACGGGGCAGCACGATGGGCGTATAACAACGCTCACGATCAGAAGAAACCGGCCGTTGATTGGTTAAACGCCATGTTAAGCGTATGTCATGGTGTCATCAAACCGGGCGCTGACGGGGTATTGTACGCGGCGTCTGAACGATCAGCCAGCAGCCAGCAGACGTTTACTTTCTCTGATACGCAACCTGAGAGCAACAACGTTGTCGATGAATCGTTCGGGGTACATATCAACAGTATCAACGAAGAGTGGAACAGCGTCAAGATCGGGTATGTGGATACAAACCAGGGGTACACGATACAATACGCGACAGCGATGGACAGCGCCGATATATCGGCAAACGGGTTACGAGAAATCGTGCTTGATAAACCAGGTTGCCCGACATACGACCAGGCGTCACGGGATGCGTGGTTCACTCTGTACGAGCTCATGAGCGCCCGCCGGCTGGTAACATTTGCATCCGGGATAAAGGGTACTGCACGAGAAGTGTTCGACAGAATCGCGTTGACACATTATGTCCCGGGCTGGTCAGGTAAGGATCTGCGCATAGTAGATATCGGCCGGGCCGACGAACACATGGTGTTCCTGTGCAAAGAGTACGATGCGAACCTGTACGGCGATACATCTGCCGGCGCCGAACCAACAAGTTATGCATCAACGCTGCCGGATCCCTGGGCGATACCGCAGGAAGTAACGAACGTATCCGCGACGGAGGGCAGCCGAATACAGGGCGATGGGACGTATGTACCGACAATAGTATTAGATTGGGACGAACCGACGAATTACGGCGGTCTGTTGTCCTACAGTATATGGATATCCGAAGGCGATGCGCTCTCTTATGAGATGGTGGATAGCAACGTGCGCGATACGGCTTATACGCACAACGCTCATGCTGATCAAATCTATTACTACCGGATCCAGCCTGTATCGATGACACCGATAGCGCGGGCGTTCAGTGATTGTACCGAATACAACATCACCACCAGCGGCAAGGATACGGCCTGCAGCGATGTATCGTTTGACGCGGGGTTGTCGTCCTTTGAAAGAGAGCTGCGCGTATTCTGGGACGCAATCGCCGACAAGGATCTGGCGTTTTACGAGGTACGTGACGAGGGCGCCAATTGGGGCACGATTGACAGTCATCTGATATACCAGGGCAAGGCCACGAACTATATCAAGACGGATCCGGCTGTCGGCACAACATCATACACTTTCTATATCAAAGCTCGGGATTGGTCCGGGAACTATTCAACCAACAGCGACAGCATAGTATTGACGAACGCGGTCCCGGCCAACGTGGGAGCATTGACGACGAATCCATTATATCGAGCAGTCATGTTCTCCTGGCCGCGGAACACAGAGAAAGACCTGGCAGGGTACACGTACAGAACAAAAGTAACAGCCGGCGGGTCGTTCTCAAGCTGGGCAGACGTTAAAACAAACAACCTGACCAGGGAGCTCACCGACGCCGAAGTTGTGGCCAGCGGGCCGACAGCAGCCATATACATCGAAGTGAAAGCAAAAGATATCTACAATCAGGAAAGCGCAGCAGCAACGGCCGCCAATGATAACGGCCAGGACACCACCAGTATAAGCGTAGAAAACATTTTTGCAAAAGACGGTGATGGTCTAAACCTAATGGACGATGGCGGGACGTTGGGCGTCGATATAATAGACGGTGGCCAGGTAGGTATCGGGATCGCCGCCAATGGCAGTTATGCGTTGACTATCGGGGACCACGTATCAATACCGCTTGACAAAAATATATATATGGGCGGAATTGCTGTCATGCGCTTAGATGATCCCGCCAACGATATATTCTTCGGTACTGGTTCTGGTGGAGAATATAACTTCTATGGAAACGGCATGTCTGGTTGGGGGGTAATTAAATCAGGGAGTTTTTATTCCTATGGTAGCGTTGGAATAGGGACAACCGGGCCTGATAACTTGTTGCATGTCTATGATGATGATGCCGCTTGCGGTATACACATAGAGGCAGATAACGCTTTTGATGCGTTTATCGAAATTGATTCCGGCAGTGAAGATTCGATAATATCACTGCAGGAAAGCGGGACTCCGGAATTTACGATATTACATGATCAGTCTGAAAGCGAGTTTCAAATCAGGGCAGGGTCCAGCGCCGGTACAAAGATATTCATTGCTGATACATCGGGCAACGTCGAGTTATTTGGTGCCTGGGATAACTCGACGTATTCAGACAATACGGCGTATCAAGCACCGTCAGATGGGCTTGTTATTGCCCGCAATACTGATACTTACGCCGCCCCGCTTGAGGGCTATACTGACGGAAGTAACCCGCCGACAACAATGAGGGCCGATACTCATACCGGTGCGGCGGGCCAGTTTACCATTACCTTCCCGGTTAAAAAGGATGATTACTGGAAAACTGTTGGTGCTGATGTCATCAACTTCATACCATTTGGGGCTGATCAATAATGAATACACATCTTGAAACGGTACGTTATTACGACAAATCGGGCGATTACCCCGAAACATTGGAGAATAAGCACGGCACATATACCAAGAGTCCCGACCTGGACCCCGACGGTGCGGCAGTTTATGATATATCAGAACCAACCGAAGCATATACTCAAGACCATGCCATTGACACCCGCCGGCGGGGTGAGTCAAGAGTGAGGACAGAGATAGAAATTATATTACAGGAACGATATCGCAAGGATGCAATCAAGCGGTTGAAGGATCGCGGCGAATTACCGGACGATTATGCATGACGTAATATATTAATTATAGTATAATAGATATAAAAGGATGGTGATATCTGAATGCCTGAAAAAGTAAAAGCATTCTTTAACCCGGAGCGAGTAGTCACGTCTGTTATTATTTTAGTGTTATCTACCTGGTTGATCTGGTCGATAGGTAATATCGTCACCAGTGCGGAGTTACAAAAAGTAGTAGTCAAAGTGGACGATAACACAGAGCATATCGCTGATATCAAGGTGACACTGACGAAGTTTCTCGAATCGCAGGAAGCAATGAACGCGTTACTCGCCAAACAGATCGCCGGTCATACGTTGGAAATCTCGGAGCTGGCCGGGAAACTGGACAAACTGAAAGCAACGCAAGCATTACAGATCGAGCACATAAACGAATCACTGGTAGACATAAAGAAACTGCTGGAAAAACTGGATTGATGAGCAATGGATGAACCTATACGGGTATGGATTGACGAAGGGCACGGGTTCTATCGGCCGAACGGATGGCACGATTGCGGGGCGAAATACGACAACCTGGAAGAATGGGAGTTAAACCGGCGCCTGTCCTACCTGCTGCGGCAAAACCTGTATAGTCACTGCTACGATATCACTCTCGCATCAACCGATAAGACGTTCCCGCATCGCCTGCAGCCGGTATCGAAAGACGAAGACCTGAACCGGCGCTGCATCGTGGCGAACGCCTGGAGAGCTGACCTGTTTGTATCCCTGCATTTTAACCGATCTTTCAACCATGCCGCTCACGGCGGGCTGGTCCTGCTGCACAACGATAACAACGCCTGGATAGGGCAGACGTTCCTCGAGCGGTTGCCGCGGTCTCGGTGGTCGCGGATCCATTACAAACCGCGAACCAGGGTACTGCTCAAAACAAAGATGCCGGCGATCCTGGTCGAAACGATGTTTCTGTCGTCTGTCCTGGACCGCACGTATATTGTAACAGAAGGGCTTGAGTTCGTCGCCTGGAACCTGTCAATAGCTGTGCGCCAGGTCGCGGATAGAATGGCCAGGGACAGATGAAAGAGTTATCAATGCCTGTCCTGAAACCGATTCCCATACCAACAAAGAAAGCGCCATACCTGGTCGCATTGTGGCGTTGGCTTACTTCGATACGTCGATGGGAACTACAGGCCGATTGGTACTGGTATTTTGATACAGATAACATCGAGGTCATTGTACCGGCAGGGTACATATTCGACGGGGCAAGTATACCGCGCATATTCTGGTTTGTGCTGTCACCAACGGGGTTATTGTTGATCCCGGGTTTGATACATGATTATGCTTATGAGCATGATTATATTCTGACATCGGCCGGGGACAAATACAGAGAAAACGCCGGCCGCTTCTATTGGGACAGGGTATTTAGGGACACGGCCATCAAGATCAACGGATTCCATATCATCAACTATATGGCATGGTTCGCGTTGGTCCTGGGCGGTTGGGCCGCCTGGTGGTCACATCGGAGAAGGGGAAACGAGGTAAACAAAGATGAAACGATATAGTTGTGCATTAGTATTGGTGTTACTAGTGGTTTGCGCTATACCTGCTATGGCGGTGCAGTTGGATATCAAAGGTAACGCCGGATATTTCCATACTTTCGGCGGTGAAACTTATCGCGGGATAGCTGTCAAGTTTGCAGAGAAAATGATGTTCGGTATGCCGTTCACTTTTTCACTGGCAGGTATCGAAGAGTCCACCGAAATAGGTGATCTGGATTCAAGCATCGTCGCATCGACCAGCGTAAAAGAACTGATGAACAAAGCCGGGTTCGATTACATATTCCCTGAACAGGTAGAAATCGGTTTTTTCTACAGCAGGGCGCAGGGCGACGATAAGGCAGGTATCTTTTTCGCCATCGGGTATGAGTTTTAATAAGAGCATCGTCGTATCAGGCGTTGCGAAGTAGTACCCTAAATTCCCTCATTATACCCTGGCCGGCCGCCCTGAGTTTTACTCTAAGCTCCCGCTGGTTGGGGTATTTTTTTATTTATTGAGCAGAGTCAATACGCGATCCGCTTTTATACCTGTCATCCTTGACAATATCTTACCCTGGACGTCCTGCACCTTTAAATAAGGATTATCAATGGGTGCTCCTGTCCGCGGATGGGCTACTATAGCGCCGTTTGCCTTGATATTGCTTATTGCTTCCCGGTATATGGTCAGGGCGTCGGCAAACACTGTCAACAACGTCTGCGGCATCCCCGGGTTATCTTTGATCAGCTCTTTTACGATATCTATTTGCGCCATGTTCGGATCCCCTCAAAGAACGATAATTGATCTGCCGTGAATGCGTCGTTTACTTTACTGGCGTTGTATATACTCTTCCCGTCTGTATCGTCCGGCAGGTCAAGCAATTCGTTTTCGATGTCGCGTACCAGGTAGAAATCGTCGCCGCCCTCTGTCAAGTCGAACTGCTCAAACCTGGGGTTCATATTGAGATTCATGCTACCGCGCAGCAATAGGCAATAATGTGACGATTCTATTGTAGCGATCTTGGCATGGTTGCGCACGTACCGGACAGAATCAGCGCCGTAGTTCGATTTCCATTGCCGTATTAGGCCGGTATTCTTGCGCCTGGCGCCGCCGTCTATTACGAGGATTCCCCCGGTTACGCGTTTGTCGATCATCAGGCGGGTAAAGCATTCTATTTCGTATTCGGCTATCGTCCATGTCCAGACGGATATCTTAGCGGGCCCGGTCTGGTCCAGGCAGGCAAGTATCGCGTCAATCATCGAAAACTGGCCGCGGGTAATAGCGAACAGGGATATTCCCGGGTAGAGCTCACCGATACAATCGCGGGCCGTCTTGAAACACTCTTTTGACATTATCCGGCGGGCGGCCGGGCTTGCGTAACGCATAAATTATCATCCTCCTGGTACCATTATACCATGCAATAACAGAATGGTATAGAATTATCTGTATATATCTGTTGACATATACAGATATGTTATGTATGCTTATATGGAAAGGGGTTGATACTGTGGCTGCAGGGACCATCGTGATCGATAAGGAAGAGTATAACAAGCTTGTGAGGGATAACACTGATCTGCGCAACCGTAACGCGTTTTTGATGTCTGTTGTCGGGGCGGCGATCCACGAACTGAAACAGGTCAACGGGCGCCTGGGGCAGCAGATGAAACAATATAACACGATGGGCGGCCAGGTATGAGCTCACCGGACGAATACGAAGGATGGCCGGGGTTCCAATGGCAGGAAGACATCACACCGGAATCGGCGCAGGCGGATATCGACATGATCCTGGCGCTCGAGGCAGATAATCCGGAATACGATACATATTACGGGAGGGTTGAAATATGAAGGTAGAACTTGAGAAAAGGGTGCAGCCGAAAACAGTGGCTGAATACCTGAACATCTCCAGGCAGATGGTGATGAAAGCGATCAGGGAGGAACGGCTGCCGGCTGACAAGGTTGGTGGTATCTGGTTGATTAAGATTAAGGACGTCGAGGCCTGGGTTGAATCCGGCGGGGATCTACGCAAACAGTGAAAGCACGATACTGGACAATAACCGAAGACAAGTTCCTGCTCCAGGCCGAAGTCGAACAGTTATTCGATTACCTGGGGGCACGTACTCGGAGCTTGCGCGGGTTGATGAATTATTTCATTATCGACCTGATGATCAATACTGGGTTGAGGGCGTCGGAGGTCTGTACCTTGCCGGTCAACAATACGCCAGCGGTCAGGGACCGCGATATAATCCACGTGATAGGTAAAGGCCGTAAACCGCGCCAGGTAAGCGTAACGGGCCATTTTTCGCAGCGCTTACGGCGCTATACGGAGCAGGTAAGGCCTGCATACATACCTGTGGGTGTCTCAAAAAGCGATTATAAAACCGCACCGTTACTGCTTTACACGGAATACCGGACAGCGTTCACCAGGCGCAATTTGTGGAAACGTATTGCCGGGATCGGGCGCCGGGCCGGGATCAAACTGGCGTTGTATCCGCACCGGCTGAGGCACACCTATGCGACGCAATTGTATTGGGCGACGAACGATATATTGCTGGTGCAGGCGCAGCTCGGGCATTCGTCTGTTGATACCTCGAGCGTTTACGCAAAGATCGATAACGGGGCCCGGTCCAGGAAACTGTTGGAAGTTGGAATATTGAATATGGGGGCGAGGGCTAAACAATGAAGAAAAAAATAACGAGGGAATGGTTAAACAAAATAGGGGCATGTCATGAGGCGATTGATTGGATAATGGAACGCCAGGAAAGAGACA